TTGGTTGCAGCTCGTAACAAATCTCACTTAAAAGATAAAGGAGTTGGTGCTATGACAATAGGACAGGTAGCAGATAAGTTTGCTGGTAGAGGTGGATTAACTGATGCTTATAACTTTGCTATGCAAGATTTATCAAAAGCAATTGCAGCATTATCCGAACCTCAACGTAAGAAGGTTTTTAAGGATGGTAGTTCGTTTATGAACTTGGAAGTAATATATCCAACGTCTGTAAACGTAATCCCTTATAATCAACCCCTATTAGTATTTCATGGTACTTTTGATTATGATATGGCTGGTACTATAATTGGACAAAATCAAGATGCAGCAAAAGTATTAGGTGGAATGATTAAGCAAGTAAACGCACATGTTCAAGCTAAATACACAATACAGGGACCTCCAATGCAAACACTCCCTAAAACCGAACATCTTTCTAAATTACAAGGAAAGTATTTGGGAATGATTTCTAAACTACAATCTGAATTTGGGTTAGCTGACTCGGATGGTGTAGCAGATTATCATCAGGCTTGGTGGACAAATTTTGTAGAAAAGGGAGCAAAGAAATTGGATGCACAACAAAAAATAGGATTAATTAAAAGATGGGCTTTTTTAGATAAAAGTTTTCGTATAGGGGATATAAAGGATGACAAGATAAGAGCTTGGGCTGAACAAACGGATAAGCAAGACCAACAAAAGATATCAAAACAAAACTTAATGAGATTTGAGGAGATATTCTTAGGCGTTGGTGCAGATGTATTATCATTTATGACATCAGTATTAACTGCAAATCCTGCAGAAGCTACTAAACAAATGAAAGCAAAATTACAAAGTACAATATCTCAAGTAAAAGCAAGTGGTGACCCTAAAAAGATTGCAAAACTTAAATTAGAATTAAGTAGGATGCAAGCTTTGGGTGGATTTGATAAAATCGTACCAAATGAGGGATTGGTATTCGTATATGGTGGAAACACTTACAAACTAACAGGTGCATTCGCACCGCTTAATCAGATTTTAGGCATATTTTTTGATTCTTAATCGTTTTTTTGATTTTGATATACTTATATATACGAATATATTGTATATAATATGGCAAAGGAATTCAATAAAAAATTTATGCATCCAACTCGTAGGAAGTTGGTAGATATGGTATTGACTGGTGGTGATTATGAAAAGAACACACAAATATCATTTTCTGGAGCAGATGAAAAAAAGGTAAAAAGAGAAATTGGCGAAAAATGGACTGATACCAATGGTAGGTCTTGGGAGCAATTAGAAGCTGGTAAAATAGAAACATCCGAATTGGGTGATACTATGGCTGAGGTTAGAGCTTACTTAGATAAGTTAAATACTTGCAAATCTGATAATTGTAAAACAATCAAAATAGGTAGAGTTGACAAAAAATTAATATCTAAGACAGGATATTGTTTACATTGTCTTGCATTACGAGAAGCTCAAATAAAATATGATGGATTGTGGGAAGCATATGAAGATTATAAAATATTTTCAAATATGATTGCGCACGGTAATGATATAGTGGCCCAATTTAAACAAGCTTATAGAGATGCAAAGCAAACTTATGAAGTAGTTCAAGAAGATGGTAAGATTGAAACTTGGAGTATGGAAAGAGATGTAGAAGAACTTAAAGCAGAAATTCTTTTGGATATTGTTAAATTTGAAGGTGAGATTGAACAAGCTACTAAATTAAGAAATGAGGCTTACGATAAATTAAAAGATAAAAATTACGATTTAGTAAGACCTCTTAAAGATTAATATGAGTACTGGTATAACACAAAAGAAATCCTTAAAAGATATTATTGCAGACGAATATAAAAAATGTGCGGTAGACCCGATACATTTTATGAAAAAGTATTGCATGATTCAACATCCTGTAAGGGGTAAAATACCATTCCAATTATTTCCATTTCAGGAAAAGACTTTAACGCAATTTAAAGATAATAGATTTAATGTAGTTCTAAAATCACGTCAAACTGGTATCTCAACACTATGTGCTGGGTTTTCACTTTGGAAAATGATATTTAATTCAGATTTTAATGTGTTGGTAATTGCAACAAAGCAAGAAGTGGCAAAGAACTTAGTAACAAAGGTAAGAGTAATGCATGATTTGCTTCCAACATGGCTTAAAGGTGGGTCTATGGAAGATAACAAACTTTCCCTTCGTTTACAAAATGGTTCTCAAATTAAGGCTATTGCTTCTTCTCCTGATGCAGGACGTTCTGAAGCCTTATCACTTCTAATATTTGATGAGGCCGCTTTCATTGATGATATTGATGAGATTTGGGTATCGGCTCAATCAACCTTATCAACGGGTGGTAGTTGTATAGCATTATCTACTCCGAATGGTGTGGGTAATTGGTTTCATCAAACTTGGTTAGGTGCGGAAGAAAGTACAAATCCATTTAATACAATCAGATTACATTGGACAGTTCATCCTGAAAGAGACCAAAAATGGAGAGATGAGCAAGAGAAATTATTGGGTACAAAGAAAGCAGCACAAGAATGTGATTGTGATTTTATATCTTCTGGTGAAACTGTAATTGAACCTGAATTATTAATGTTTTATAAAGAAACATATGTAATACCACCAATTGAGAAAGGTGGATTTGATGGAAACCTTTGGAAATGGGAACATGCTGATTATAATAAATCTTACATGGTAGTGGCCGATGTGGCTAGAGGAGATGGCGCCGATTATTCTACATGTCATGTAATTGATATTGCCAATTCAGTACAGGTTGCAGAATATAGAGGTAAGGTAGATACTAAAGATTTTGGAAATTTCTTAGTAGCACTTTCAACGGAATATAACGATGCACTACTTGTTATAGAGAATGCAAATATTGGATGGGCAACAATTCAGCAAGTAATTGATAGAGATTATAAAAACTTATTCTATATGAGTAAGGATTTAAAATATATTGATACTGAAAATCAAATGACAAATAGATATAGAGCTGAAGATAGAGGATTGGTAGCTGGATTTTCAACCACTTCTAAAACTAGACCTTTAATCATATCTAAATTAACTGATTACTTTAGAGAAAAATCAATTATAGTTCGTTCTTCTCGTTTAATAGATGAGTTATTTACATTTATTTATATGAATGGTAGAGCAGAGGCTATGAAAGGTTATAATGATGACTTGGTAATGGCATTTTCAATTGGATTATGGGTTAGGGATACTGCACTTCGTTTAAGACAGGAGGGTATTGATTTAACCAAAAGTGCGGTTGGTGGTATTACATCACATACTTACAATGGTGTATATGGTGGTGGTAATGGTATGGATGATGACCCGTGGAGAATGAAAATTGGTGATGGGTTTGAAGATTTAACTCAATGGTTGTAGGGTTTTGATATTTTACGATATTTATGTTATATAATGTCAAAATAGGATTTTTATAGAAATTAATAATAAATTATGGCAGAGCAAGAAGGAATGGATGATAGGAGTTTTTTTGGTAGATTAAAGAAGTTGTTTGCATCGCAAGCTATCGTAACCGTTGATAAAGATGGTAAACGTAAGGTTGTTGATACGGATGAACGCCAAATGAATACAAACTTCGTAAATCTTAGAGACAGATATACAAAATTACAAAGGTCTTACTACGAAACAAATCAGGGTGCACAATCAATGGCATACCATCAAGTTCGTAGAGAATTATTCAGAGATTATGATGCTATGGATAATGACCCAATTATAGCATCGGCATTAGATATATACGCTGATGAATCAACAACAAAAAATGAATATGGTGATATATTAGCAATTAAATCAACAAATGAAAATGTAAGTGCAATACTTCACAACTTATTTTATGATGTAATTAATATAGAATTTAATTTATGGCCTTGGGTAAGAAACTTGGTAAAATACGGAGATTTCTTTTTAGCATTAGAAATTGCAGAAGGTAAAGGTATTGTAAATGTATTACCATACTCTGTATATAACACCGAAAGATTAGAAGGTACTGAACCAATGAACCAAAACTATGTTAAGTTTAAAGTTGAATTAGATAGATTTGGCAAAAAGGAATATGAGAACTATGAAATGGCCCATTTCCGTTTACTTTCAGATACAAACTTCCTTCCATATGGTAAGGCTATGATTGAAGGTGGTCGTAGAGTATGGAAACAATTATCTTTAATGGAAGATGCGATGTTAATTCATCGTATTATGAGAGCACCTGAAAAGAGAGTGTTCAAAATTGATATTGGTAATATTAATCCACAAGAGGTTGATGGCTATATGCAAAAGATTATCAACAAAATGAAAAAAACTCCATTTGTTGATAAGAATAGTGGCGATTACAACTTAAAATACAATATTCAAAACCTTACGGAAGATTTCTTCTTACCTGTTAGAGGTGGAGATAGTGGAACATCAATAGATAACTTAAGTGGATTAGAATATACAGCAACTGAAGATATTGATTACTTAAAAGCAAAATTATTTAGCGCATTAAAGATACCTAAAGCATTCTTAGGATATGAAGAAGGTATTAGTGGTAAAGCAACTCTTGCAGCTCAGGATGTTCGTTTTGCTAGAACTATTGAAAGAATTCAAAGAACTGTTGTTAGTGAATTATATAAAATAGCTATTGTTCATTTGGCTGGGCAAGGTATTGATGATTCTGAATTAACAAACTTCCAACTTACTTTAACAAACGCTTCTACAATATATGAGCAAGAGAAAGTAAATCTTTGGAGTGAGAAAGTTAGATTAGCAAGTGATACGAAAGCATTAAACATGTTATCTACCGATTGGGTGTATCATAATATATTTAATATAAGTGAAGATGATATGGATACTGAAAGAGCTAAAATGATATTAGACCTTAAAGACCGTTTCAGACACACTTCAATTGAACAGCAAGGACAAGACCCAGCAAATCCACCGCAACAACAAAATGTGGAGGAGGAGATTGAAAAAATGAAGCAAGAGATTGTAGATAATAAAGGTGGAAGGCCAAGAGAAGGAAATACCTACGGTAAAGACAAACACCCATTGGGTAGAGACCCATTAGGTAATAAAGAAAATGAGAGTGAGAGAAAGAGAGAAATGAGAACAAACGAATCAAATAAACGAATAGCGCAGGAATATATTAATGCATTTTCATCAAAAAAGAAAATTTTAAGTGAAAAAACACAAAAAACCGACCTTTTAGATGAAAATAATTTATTAGATGACACCAAATTTTAATAAACATTAAAAAGTTTATATTTATATGTGTTAGTTTATAGACATAGGTTAAATTATAGGGTAATAAATGAAAAAAATAAAACATTCCAAAGTTAAGAACACTGGAGTGTTATTTGAGCTTTTAGTAAGACAAATAACATTAGAGGTACTTAATGGAGATAAAACGGAGAACGCAAAACATATAGTAAAAGAATTCTTTGCTGCAGGTACTGAATTAAATAAAGAATTACGTCTTTATGATTTATTATTAAAAGAGAAGTATAATTCCGAATCAAGAGCAGAAATGTTTGTAGATACTGTATCTCAAGCACACTCTAAGTTAAATGAGAACAAACTTTCAAAAGAGAAATATAATCTTATTAAGCAAATTAATGAGAAATTTGAATTAGAACAATTCCTTTCTTCTCCTATAACTAACTATAAAGTATTAGCTTCAATATATAAAGTATTTGAATCTAAAAAGTCCAAAAACTACGATATTAAAGATATATTCAATTCTAAAGTAACCCTTATTGAGAACATCATCTCAAGACCCGCAGTGGCTAAAACTAACAAAACAACAGAGGATACTAAATTAATTGAATCATATAAAAAGCAAGATAAAGATTTAAGATTATTAACTTATAAGATTCTTGTTGAGACTTTTAATAAAAAATACACAAATTTAGATGAAAAACAAAAGGGCTTGTTAAAAGAGTATATCAATAACATGTCTAATACAACTAAATTTAAAGATTATTTGGCAGTAGAACTTCCACAAATTGTGAAAGAACTAAAAACAATTAAATCCAAAATATCAGATAAAGTAACTACAATTAAATTATCAGAAACTATTTCTGTTTTAGAAAAAATGAAAATTGGTAAAAATGTAACTGATAGTAATGTTTCATCTATAATGCTTTCTTATGAGTTAATCAAAGAATTAAAATTAAAGGTAAATGTCAAATAGACTAAAAGAAATAATTAGAGGTATAGTTAAAGAAATCCAAGACGAAAAGGAATTGGAAGAAATGACTGGAACTGGTGCAGTTGCTGGATATGATACTCCAAACGCATTTTCTAAACCAGGTCAAACTGCAAAGAAAAATAAAAGATTAGCTAACGTAACTGGTGGTGAGGTTGTTGATGATTTGGAAGAAGGTAAGGACTGGTTGAAAAACGATGTTCCTGCTGATTCTAAAAAACCATTAGCAATAAAACCAACAGCAATTAGTTCAGCAGATGCTGGTGGTATTGCAGATAAGAGTGGTATGATATTAGCTAAAGAGGATGATGAAGCTAGTTTAAATGAAAATCGTTGGTTAGAAATTAAAAACGGAGATGGTTCACCTAAAGCTAAAATGAGTAGAGGGGTAACATCTATCAAACAACAATTAGGTGAAGTAGAAAAATTTGTTAACTGGTATTCTAAGATAAAGAATGAGAATGGAGTTAAAAGAGGAGATTACTATAAAAGAACAAATAAGAGTTTACATAAGATAAAAGAAAGGTTAATGAATCTTTCAGAAAAAATTAGAACATTATAATATGAACACATCAATTACAAAATCAAGACTAAAAGAATTAGTTAAAGAAGTAATGGTAGAAGAAAATGAATATCAAGCGTTTTTTGCTAAAGCATTAGAAAAGTCTGGAAAATCTATTCCATCTATGAGTGATGACGAAAAGAAAGCATTCTTTAATAAAATAGATTCTGCTTGGAATGGTAAAGGTGATAAGAACGAAGCATTAGTTGGTGGACAAAAAGAACTAGATACCGATAAGGATGGTGATATTGAGGGAGATGATTTAGCAGATTTAAGAGCTAGTAAAAATGAAGCAAGAGATGCTGATGGTAATGAATTTCCTGAACTAGATGATTTTAAAGCAGCTATTAAAAAAATGATTCAAAATAATGATGTTGAAAAACTTTTAAAAAATAAAGTTGTTTCATATTTACAAAAAGAAAAAAGATTTGATGGCGCGGGTAATACAAATAGTATGAGATTATACGATAAAGTAA